TGGTGGTCGAGTACCCAAACGCACAATAGCAGAGAGAGACCCCAAGAAAATTCAGGATATGATGCTCAATGTGACATTCAGTGACAAAGAGAATTGGAATATGAGCGGTATCGACGGGGCTGGTTTCTGGTCCCGTTGGTACCTCTGGAGTTATCCAACTGTTGAGGGTGTCAAGAAGTTGATGTCTAAAAGGTTTGGTCTCGTGTTTATTTGAACATTTCCCTCTTCAACTTTTCAAACTTTTTAAAAAATTGAAGCATCGTCTCTAGGCGTTCGTAGAGTTCCTCCCCAAGGTACTGCTCTACGAATTCCCCAGGTTCTCCATTCTCTCGCATTGCATTTGCGTACTGACAAAGTAGTGAGTATGCTTCGTCCACATTTTCACCACTCCACGTCTCTAAGAGGGTTTTGACTTTCTTCAATCGGAGAGTGTCTTCCATTACTTATTCAGTCCTCTCTTTTTTAACACATTTTTCAGTTCAGCCATGAGTTTAGCGCGTCCAGTATTTACGACTGGTCGTCGTTGTGGTGGAGGTGGAGGTGGAGGTGGTGCTCCAGAAGTGGGGAGAACAACTGTTCGACAGATGCGTATCACCTTCTGTGCATTCTTTACACTATTTTCGAAATTCATGGTAATCTTCGAGCGGAGTTCTCTAGAACTGAGCTTCACACGCTTACCATCTACAGTCTTGGTGACACGGAGTCCCAACTTTTTTGCTTTATTTTTAAGGTCCCTGTATTGCATTTACTAATAGCTAAGAAAATCCTTAAATGTTGTGATCTCACCATCATTAATCAGTTTGGCAAACTCTCGATCTTCTTTCGAGAAAAAAAGTGGATTTGGGGATGCCATTGTGTATGCACGATCGATGGTTATACTGACATGATCTAAATATACCAGAATAGTTGAGAGTGTTTCAGTCTCTAACATATCTATAGCAATTCTAAATTTACCAACTGAAAAGTCATACGTACCATCCTGATTCTTATTGAGTAAATGTTTCTTTATAAACTTTTCAATATTGTTCTGTGGATCTGAACCAATCGTATTGACACGTTGAGAATACTCCATCAAATCACGAACACCATGTGCAAGTTTTTTAAGAAAAATGCATTTATCTGGTGTCATACTTATTATATAAAGATATATTTCGTACATCTCATAAGATGACTGATACCGAAAAACTTATACGAGAAGTTCTCATACCAAGGCTCATACAACTTGAGATTGAAGTTGCTGCTCTACGAAAACATACATGGCCATATGTACAAGCTCAAAAAGAACATAACCAACTGGACGATATCGAGGCTAAGAGGGACTTTGTCAAAAGTCTCGATGGCGATACTGTAAAGGAACTCATAAATTTAAAAGCTAAAGTCTCCAAGAGTTCCGGACTCCAACAAAGAGAATACGATATTCTAAAAAACCATTTCTGTTAAAAGAAATCATCTGTTCGGTACATCTTAACATCAAATGAATCATTCTTACCAGTTACTGAGACTGCTTCATTTCCATAGAGTTCTTGGCATCCAATATCATCCACGCAGTCACGACCATCATGACTCACTGGGATGGGATACAGGTTTTCACCGCCAGTTGTGGTATAATAGTGGTAACGATCTCGGCGACCACGAACCTCCTTCCCATAAAGTGGAAGGGTCTCACCCTCCCCACTTACGAGGATACCCATTTGTTGCATACGCCCAGGTTTATACTGCTTGATAGGGGGTCCCCTGAATTCTGGTGCACGTCTCACCTCCTGTGTTCTGACTGGTCGGGGAGGTGGTACCATCACTGGAACTTCGACTTCCACTGGAACTTCAACGATCGTGGGATTATACCACATGTACCCCAAAACGACGACGAGTACGACGAGAGTGACCATCAACAATCGTGTCTTGGCCTTGTTCTTCATTTACTATAGTTAAGGAAATTCTTTTAGTTAAAGCTATGAAGATTTTGGCGATAGATATTGGGTACCATAATATGGGTCTTGTTCTCGCAGAGGCTGGGAATGGTCCAAAAGTTGATGTAGAATATATAAAGAAGGTAAGTTTGGAAGACTATAAATATATAAAGTCAAATGACTTTGTAGATCTGATACCTTTATTTGTTGAGGACCATCAACATATATTCGACTCAGCTGATAAAATCCTAATAGAGAGGCAACCACCCATGGGTTTCACGAATATTGAGATTCTTTTACATTACATGTTCAAAGACAAGGTTTCTTTAATTTCACCTGTGAGCATGCATACACATTTTGGTATGAGACACCTAGACTACGAGCAAAGGAAGGAGCGAACTGTTTCAATCGCTGAAAAGTATATTGAGGGAGGTATTCCTTATGAAAGGAAACACGATATCGCAGATGCCCTCTGTATGATTGTGTACCATAATTTTAGAAATACCGTTCATTTCTTTGACAAGTTCAAATATTTTGCCAAGGTATAATAAATGCCAACCGCTAAGCAGATCCAAAGCGCCAAGAAAAAACTGAAAATTACACCCAAGCCCAAGGGAAATACTCCCAAGCTTCCCAATAAAATGACCTATGTGCTCATAGGTGTTGATCCCAAAGTGAAGAGGGATCGTGAATTCCTCAAGGCTGTTCAGGAGTATGCGAAGCTTCGTCGTTGAGAATGGTGAGTGCATTCGAAACACATTCAAACATATCGAAAATTTCATTTACATTCCTTCTCTCGATGGCCTTCTTGAGTTTATCTATATTATAGTCAAATGACTTCTTCTCATTATCAATATTCGCGAGTTGTTTATTGAAGGTGTCCATCTTGGTATCGATAAACTTTATAGTATTCTCCATATTCTTATCAATTTTCTCAATCTCATCAAGATATAATTTCCTCTGCCTCTCGAGAATCTCACACTTCACATCGGATGTCGCCCTCTCAATCTGATTCCCAAGTCGTATAATCTTCTCATCATAGTCCTCCAATTTTTCCAAATATGTACCCTGATACAACTCTTTGGCATTCTTGAGGCGAATAATCTCGTTGCGAATCTTGATATCCATTTATGATTTATTTTAGCTTTTTACCTTTAAATAACTTGTCCAAATCCTTTACAAATGCGTCAAAATGTCCAAGTCTATACTGCACAAATGACCAAAGTGCGAAAAATAAAGTCTTTGTCAGTCGGTTGACATCGTTCTCTTCCATCTTGTATATCGGACCTACAACACGCCCCATAAATGTATCATCCTTATGCTTTCCAGTGACATACATCTCAGCCTGTGTCAGTGCACATGTATCATCATTAACAGACCAATGATAAAATATGAATGGGATCACCATAGAATAGAACTCAAGTTGTCTGCGATCATTCATGAAAGGAACGATGAGTATCCACAAGAGAAACACAAGATGGATCACGAATATTATGTTCATCTATTATAAGATGTCAGAAGAAATTAAAATGGAAGATATGTGGAACGAGTATCACGAGAACGTACTACGTCAATGGGGTGAGGCATGTGCGTGTTACAGGTATATGCACCATCGATCCTTCCTGATGTATAAAAAACTTAGTCTGCGTTTTAATTTACCCGTCATTGTCTTATCGACCATCACGGGTACTGCGAATTTTGCTCAGAGTACTTTACCACTGAGTATTCAACCAGCCGCCCCATCGATCATTGGTGGTTTAAATCTTATCGCAGGTCTGATCGCGACGATCATGCAGTTTCTCAAGGTGAATGAACTGATGGAGAACCACCGAACATCTGCGTTGGGTCATGGAAGTCTTTCGAGAAATATTCGACTGCAATTAGCCCTCCCACGTGAAGAACGTAAAAAGGAGGGTTTGAAATTTGTTGAAGAATGTAAAGCTGAATACGATCGTTTACTCGAACAATGTCCTGCTGTTCCCAAAAAGATTCTTATGAATTTCGAAAAGGAATATCCAATAGAAGGTGTTTTCACACGACCCGAAATTTTATCTGTTCGCCCTATACCACATCTGAAGTTACCTAAAACTATAGAACCCATCCGAGCACTCACGAAAAACACTCCATTTGAAAAGGTTGGTGTGTTTTTATCTAAAGACCCAGAGGAGTACGAGGAAGTTGAGGAAGTTGAGGAAG